CGAGCTTTAAGGCTTGATCTTGAGTTCGCCTTTAGGCTTCTTTAGGCTATCTTGAGTTCGCCTTAAGAGATTTTAAGGCTTTTAAGGCTTTTTTTGTAGTTAGTACTTGAAATCCTAGATTTCCTACCTATATGCCCATCCAAGAGTTCCTATAGCAATATATCGAACCTCCCCACCATTGTTTGTAGTTCAGAGCGTGGATATACGCTAACTCTCTTAAATCTTAAGTCAGTCCCTAGTCACTGACACTTACTCTCCCCTTATATATAACCTAAAGAGCCCACTATGGCTGGACCTGCTCCACAGACCACTTACAATGAGCCTGTCGCTAAGTACATCCGTCAGGCTGTACGAGATGGTGTGTCCATTAAGGATATCATTGCTGTAGTTAACAAGAGGTACCAGAATGCCCCTCGTAACTACGCCACACTGTATAAGCTCTATGGGGGAGATATTGCTGAAGCTCGTGCAGAGATGACGCAGAAAGTTGGTAACGTAGTTATCCAACAGGCACTCGATGGTCACTACCCCTCACAGGAACTATTCCTCCGGTCTAAGGCTGGTTGGTCCCCCAAAGAGACTCAGCAGATTGAGGATATCTCTGGGGATGCCGATGAAGACTCCAGTGCTATTAACTCACTGATGGCTCTTCTGGGACATAGCCCTGAGAGCGCCTCAGAGGGCTCTGAGGACACCTAAGGGTATGCCCAGTAGGAAGCCCCGTAAGACTGCTATTCAGCGCCCAGAGATCACTGCAGACGCCCTGAGAGCCCTATCTCCAGAACGCCTCAAGCAGATCCTTACTGATCTCGGTCCCACTCAAGCGGAAGAGCTTAAGTATAACTGGGCCTTCTGGGCTAGAGAGGATCAACTAGAGCCTGATGGTAACTGGGACTTCTGGATCTTTAATGCTGGTCGAGGGGCAGGTAAGACTAGGTCTGGTGCAGAGTGGGTTCGCCATAAGGTTAAGCAAGGGCTTAAACGTATTGCTTGTGTAGCTCCCACTAAAGGTGATATCCGTAGGGTTATGGTGGAGGGTGAGTCTGGTCTACTCAACGTATGTTGGGACAAAGATAAGACTTATAGAGGTGCTAAGATGGGTTATCCCGTCTGGACCCCCACCAACAATACTCTGACTTGGGAGAATGGAGCTAGAGTAGAATTCTTCTCAGCAGAAGACCCAGAGCGTCTAAGGGGACCTCAGTTTCATGCAGCTTGGGCTGATGAGGTTGCCGCTTGGAGAAACCAACAAGACGTATGGGATATGCTGCAGTACACCTTGAGGCTAGGTAGCCACCCTAAGGTGATGGTCACCACCACTCCCAAACCCACCAAGCTTATGAGGCATCTACTCAAGAGTGACCGTAGCCATATTACTCATGGTTCCACTTTTGATAACGCCTCTAACCTTGCTACTCCCTTCCTAGAGGGGATCAAGAAAGAATACGAGGGTACCCGTCTCGGTCGTCAAGAACTCTATGCAGAGATGCTTGAGGAAGCCGATGGAGCCCTCTGGACCACTGAAACTCTGGATTCCTGCCAAGTATCTAAGGAGGAACTACCGGAGTTTAATCGTATTGTAGTTGCCATAGACCCTGCAGTTACTTCTAACTCAGAGTCTGACATGACTGGGATTGTTGTAGCTGGCATAGACGTTAATGGTATTGGGTACGTCTTGGAGGATGCTACAGAACGCCTCAGTCCTGCTGAATGGGCAGCTAAAGCGATCTCCCTCTACCGTGAGTACCAAGCTGATAGGATTGTAGCTGAGCGTAACCAAGGTGGTGAGATGGTTCGTCGGACCCTAGAGGCCGAAGATGAGACTGTCCCCATCCGGTTGGTACATGCTTCTCGCGGGAAGATGGCTAGGGCGGAACCTATCTCTGCCCTATACGAGAAGGGTAAAGTTAGACACCTCCGAGGTTTAGATGAGTTAGAGACCCAAATGCGCACTTGGGAACCTCTAGGCTCTATCGGCTCTCCTGACAGACTTGATGCTTGTGTCTGGGCCCTCACTGACCTCATGCTTAACGGAGTCTCCACTCCTAACCTCCGTTTATCCTATACCAGCGCCAAAGGTCTCGAACAGAGCCTCTACCTCTAACAAGCCCTAAGGCTGACAAATGAAAAAGCTAAGTGAAGAACTAGGTAAGCTGGAGTTGGGCCAAGGTGGTTCCAACACTAAAGATGGTACCATACGTGCGGATGAATTCTTGCCCGATCTTAAGGGCAAACGAGCAATCCGTAAGTTCCGTGAGATGCGGGATAACGATAGCACTATCGGTGCTATTATGTATGCCACAGAGCAAGTCCTCAGGGATGTAGATTACTACGTTGAACCTGCAGATGACTCTCCCACTGCTAAGCGGGAAGCTGAGTTCGTCCAAAGTATCCTTGAGGATATGGAACACTCTCTGGATGACCATATTTCCGAAGCTCTCTCCCATTTGACCTTCGGCTTCTCATTGTTTGAAGTAGTTTACAAGCGTAGACGGGGACCTGATTCTCGGAACCCAAAGAAACACTCAAAGTATAACGATGGACGTATCGGTGTTCGTAAGCTCGCCTCTCGTGCCCAGTGGACTATTGAACGGTTTGATGTAGACAAAACCACTGGAGATGTCTTGGGAGTACGCCAAGAACAGAACTACGGACTACAAACTACTTTTATCCCGTCTACGAAACTTCTCCACTACCGCACTACCAATACTAATAATGACCCCTCTGGTCGTTCTATCTTACGTAACGCCTACAGTGCTTACCAATACTTGAAGAACCTCCAGAATATTGAAGCTGTAGCAGTCGAAAGGGAACTCCACGGGGTTCCCATTGGTCGTATTGCAGCAGAATACTTGAGTCCAGACGCTACAGCAGATCAAGCTTCTGTTCGTAGCCAGATGGAGAAGATCCTCCGTGACCTCAAGTTCAATGAACAAGGTTACGCTCTTCTCCCTTCGGATGTCTTTAGGGATGCTGATGGTAAGCCTACCAACCAGCGTATTGTAGATATTGAGCTTATCACCTCCAATGGTACTCGTAATATCGACATCCACCCTATCATCCAGCGTTACCAGCACGACATCGCCCGTAGTGTTATGGCTGAGTTCCTGATGTTGGGTGCAGGTGCGAATGGCTCCTATGCACTTTCCAAGTCTAAGACTGACTTGTTTCTACGCTCTATGGAGTCCTACATCAACTCTATCTTTGATGTACTCAATAAGCAGCTTGTAGAGCCCCTCTGGCACCTCAACGGGCTTAACTTTAAGTATATGCCCAAGATCTGCGCTGGAGATGTTGCTCCACATGACCTTAGAGAACTTGGGGCATACCTGCGTAACCTCAATGGTGCCAACATCGACCTGAGCGATCAAGATGACATCGTTAACGCTCTGTTGGCTAATGCGGAACTCCCACCTAAGAAGGTGAAGTGATGCCCACTTGGAGTAAGCTACAGTTCAAGGATAGCCCCCTGTCCATTGCTCAAGGGGAAGTCACTGGGCACTCCTATGTGCATAAATTTGGCGCTGTCCCCCAGATGTCAAACAACACCACTGGGACTATCTGGGATGTTAACGACACAGTTTACCCTTGGGCTTCTTGGGCTACTGCAGGCACCGTTAGTATCCCATCAGTAAACGTAAGTGACAATGGTAAGACTGTAGCCATCGTAGGGCTTGACGCTAACTACAACCCTCAAACTGAGAATGTAGTCGTCTCCAGCACTGCTACAGTGACCTCCACCAAAAGTTTCCTCCGAATCTATCGTGCATACTTGGTTAATGGTGCCACAGACAATGTAGGTAATATCAACATCCAGAAGGGTGGGGTTACTGTCGCTAGGATCACTGCAGGTCAATCCCAGACCCTGATGGCGATCTACACTGTTCCTGCTGGCTACACTGCTTACCTCACACAAGGGACTTGCACTTGTCAGGCTGGAGCAGATGCCACAGGTAACATGTTTGTTCGCTATGGTGGAGACTCTAGTTTCCGAGTGGGACACTCTTTCGAAGTCTCAGGTAGTGGTGGTCAGTATTTTTATCCGTTTAATGTACCGATAGCAATTCCCGAGAAGTCCGATATCGACGTTGAGGTTTCCGTAAGGACTAACAACGCACGAGTTACAGCAGCCTTTGACATCACTCTAGTTAAGACTTCGGTCCTGAGAAAGTAATGCCTTACTCAAGCAACTCAGAACTCCCTAAAGCGGTTCGTCAGACTGTCCCTGAGGATAAGCACTCTCAGTTCCGTCAGGTGTTCAACTCTGTCTATGCAGACACTAAGAGTGAGCAACGAGCCTTTCAGGCAGCATGGTCTGCTATCGGCAAGCGTCAGATGGATGAGGATGTCTTCACCAACCCTGCAGAAGCCCGTAGTCGCTCTCATATGCTAGGTTTTGATGGGGATATCCATACTCATGAAGTAGGCGCTAATGTTTACTACATGCCCGGTAAGACCCATGAGGACTACCTGAACTACCATAAAGACCTCGCAGGTAACCTGAGCGAGCCCGAAGAGGAACCCGAGGATGGTGAAGATGATCTCCTCGCTCGCGTACTTAACGCAATTATCCAAGAGATAACTAAGGTAGACACAAGCACCCTTGAAGCTAAGGCTCGGGAGCATAACGAAAAGCATGGAGGCAAGGGGAGAGTCTCAGCCTCTGTTCTTCGTCAAGTCTACAATAGGGGCGTA